GATTTTGAACTTTTGCTTTGCCACGGAACGGTCTGCGTTGTCGGGAAGATGCGTGATCTGATCCTTCAACTCAGCAAAAGTTCGATTTATTCAACAAAGCCACGGGACATCTGGATGAGTTCTATAGCGTTGCCCAGCATTGCGTACTCGCCAGTTATCTTGTACCGGCTGAGTTTGCACTTGAGGCGCTTCTGCATGATGCCAGTGAGGCTTACTGCAATGACATTGCTGCGCCGCTAAAAGCACTGCTACCGGATTATCGTGGCATTGAAAAATGGGTTGAAGGTTTAATCAGCCAGAAGTTTGGCACGCCTGAAACTATCAGCCCGGAGGTCAAACAGGCCGATCTCATTATGCTGGCTACTGAGCGGCGGGATTTATTTATTGATGATGACACTGAATGGGCCATTCTTCGGGGGATTCAGCCGACGAATGAATTTACGATTAATCCTCTTCTGCCCCGCCAGGCAAGAAAGCTGTTTATGGAGCGCTGGCATGAGCTCAGTTCGAAAGTCTGATAAATCAGAAAAGCTGAAACTGATGGAGGAAGCATCACGGTTCAGAAACGCGAAGGAACGCCGTCTCTTCTGGACTGACATTGTGACCATCCTTCTTTCATTTTTGCTTCTGTTTATATTTAACATCGTTTTACAGAAATGATTAATGAGGTGTTTTATGGGGAATATAACCCGGCAAAAACGCGATAGCTTTATAAAGCAAATCATTGATGAAACCAGACTAAGAGGACGCCTTACGGTTCGTGATGCCTGCCAGATGTTAGGGATGAACAGGGATGCAGTTCAGCGTTACTTCAAAATTGCAGAAAATAGCGGAGAAGTTTACCGCCATGGGAATCTTGGGTTGTTTCCTGATTACAGGGCGACAATTAAATTTGACCTGCAGCGGTATACCAGCAAGAAGGCAGCAAAAGATAATTCGCAGGGTCAAAAACTTAACAGTGCTTCTGATTGTCTTCGGAGGACTCATGAAGTACCTGCTCCGTAATATATCCGCCGATATTTTTAACCGGCGTTATCCGGTGGGGTCCCGGTTTCGGTACTACATCGTTCCCGGAATGCCAGAGGTTGAAGTGGTCACCACCACATCCGAGGCCTGGCATGTACGTAACGGCCGGCTGGTCGTCCGGGTGGAAGGGAAAATCGGGGGCGTGTCGGTCAACAAACTCGAACCCATTCAGTGAGTCATTCTTGCAGGCACTTTTATGAGTGCCTGCCGTAATGGCAACCATCAGGAGGTAATATGTCCACTCCAGCAAAACGCGGCCTTATTGAGGCCATCAAAGCCGGCCAGTCTCATCTGGGCTGGGATGACGCAACTTATCGGGCCGTTCTGGCGCGTCTGTGCAACGGCAAAACTTCATCCACTAAATGTTCCCTTGAGGAGCTGCAGGCCGTGCGTGAATACATGCACGACCAGGGTTTTCCGCGCCAGTCAGCACGTCATGGAAAACGTCCTAACGTAGCCCGTTCACGTAAAACCATGCTCAGCAAAGTTGAAGCTTTGCTTGCAGATGCGAAACGGCCGTGGAATTATGCCGAGAAAATGTGCGATCATATGTTTCAGGTTAAGCGCGTCGAATGGTTAACAACCGAACAGTTGACCAAACTGATGCAGGCGCTGGCCATTGACGCAAAACGGCGTAAAAAACGGGAGACAACCGATGAATCTGCAACAGGTAACAGAGCTACTGCCCCCGGTAGTCATTCAGATAGCTGACCTTATCGGCTTCCCGGCCACCGAACGCCTGCTTTCAGCGTTCGGTGGTACCACATTTCCGATCGGAAAAGGTCTTCGCGCTCTAGGTGCTCAACGAGCCGCTCTTCTTCGCGATACCATCGGCGACCATAACGCTCAACTGCTTTTCAAAAACTTTGGTGGTTTTCCGCTTTATCTACCGCGCTGTGAAACTGCATTACGAGAGCTACGTAATCAACGATTTCTTGCTGAGTTTGATACAGTTCGTCAGGAGGGAACCTCATCACTGATGGCCATGACTTTACTCTGTCCTCGTTATGGTTTCAGTGATCGGTTTGGCTGGGAATTACTAAGTAAACGCAAAAAGAGTTTATCAACTAGACAACAATCACTTTTTTAAAGGTTTACAAAATGGAATTTATGATCGCCCTGATTATTTTCGGCATTTCTGTCGCTGTTTACAAAGATGCTCAAGCCAAGCAAATTTCTCGCCCGGCTAGATGGGGTATTGGTGTATCTTTACTCTTTATTATCATTTTACCTTTGTATCTTTTTAAACGAAACAAAATAGCCGGTTCTGGAGAAGAGTTAACTGAGGCTGAGGGAATCCAGGGTGGAAAAAACCTCAAGCCTGTAGCAGCTTATGCTCTGATGTTTGTACTCTCTTTTCTTGCCCCCTTATTGGGTTTTTTCAAAGGAGAACTTCCCGAGTGTAACTCACCAGAAGTAGCCAGTGTCATTACAGATCTGCTTAACGGCCAACAATTTAGCAATGCCGCACAGGTAAGTTACGATAAAATAGATGAGGTTAGACACTGTAATCTGACAACGGCAGACCACGTTTTCTCCTATACGGTCAAATGGTACAGTGAGGATAAAGATCAATTCGTTGTTAAATTCGAAAACTAACCCACTGAACCTCCTCAATCTGATTTACTGATCCCCCTCCCGCGATACTGACACCACCTTAACTTTCTGTGGTGTCAGTTCATGAATCTCAACGACTTCCAGCGAGCCGCCGGCATTACGCAACAGCGGGCGCAGCAATGGCTTGAGCCGCTGAATGCGGCGATGGCTGAATTCTTTATCAATACCCCGCTGCGCCAGGCTGGCTTTATCGCACAGCTGGGGCATGAGAGCCTTCGGTTTACCCGGGTTGTCGAAAGCCTGTACTACCGTGATGCTGCGCGTCTGGCGATGATTTTCCGTTCTGACTACGATCTCAACAAAAATCGTAAGATTGAGCCGTCAGAACTGGCACTGGCCCAGCAGTTCGTCGGCAGGCCGGAAGCGACCGCCAATTTTGTCTATGCCAACCAGGGTGGCAACGGCCCGGAGTCCTCCGGTGACGGCTGGCGCTATCGCGGCCGCGGGTTAATTCAGATCACCCTCAAGAACAACTATCGAGCCTGCGGGCAGGGGCTTGGGCTGGACCTGCTGAAAAATCCCGACCTGTTGCTGGACCCGGTGAACGCTGCCCGTTCTGCCGCCTGGTACTGGTACCAGCACGGCTGTAATGCGCCTGCGGATGCGGCCAACGTGGTAGAAGTCACCCGCAAAATTAACCCCGCGCTGGTTGGTCTCGATGACCGTGCCATGCTTTTCGAGAAAGCCCGGAGGGTGTTATGTCCCTAAAAGAACTGATTTCTAACCCGTCGGGCCGGCTCAGCACCTCCGACACTATTACTTTTTTTACCTTCCTGGTCACGTCCGCGATCGTCATCTGGTACGGCTACAGCCTGCAGCTGCAGGAGTGGATGTTTACCGCCTACATCGTCGCCTGGGCGGGTCATAACATCGGTTCAAAACTGGTGGCCATGAAGCGTGACCAGCCTGCATCCACACCTAACGGAGGCACCCCCGATGGCCAGTAAACTCTGGGCGCTGGTTAAACCGCTGCTCCCCTGGCTGGTTGCTGTCGCACTGATTCTTTTCGTCGGTATCTGGATCGGGATTCAGGTATGTGCCAGCCAGATGCGTGACGACGTTCAGACGGCGAACAACGCTACAGCGACCGTTCAGAAAGCCTTCGACAATTACAAAATTGAGCGTGAAAAAACAGATGCCGATAAGGCCAGACAAAACCAGTCGCAACTGCAGGCTCAGGTGAATCTCGCCGAGCACTACCGCCTGCAGGCGGACAAATTGTCCGGGGAGCTCCTGGCCAAAGGCAAGGCATTGACGATCGCACAGCAAAAACTGAGGGAAAAAACTGATGAACTCGCACGTAAAGATGGTCCTGGCTGGACTGGTATTGGTCCCGGGGCTTTGTGCCTGTACGGGCAAAACCTCGGCTATCCCGTCGGACCCGGTTGCAGTGAATATCTGTCAGCAGCCAACGGCGGAAATGCTGGAAATTCCGGCGATGCCGGCCGCGCCGGAGGCGGACTCTCCCCCCGGGGCATCCTCGGGCACAGTAACGCCTACGGCGAATGGTGCCAGCTCATTCGCAACAAACTAAACACCATTCGCCAGCTCTACGGTAAGGAGCCGCAATGACCCCTGACCAGATTTATCAGATATTGCTGGGCGGTCTTGGGCTCTTCGGCGGTATCTGGATACGCCGGCTGCAGTCGGACATTCGGGACCTCGAAAAAGCCGTTGAGCGTATCAAGGATGAATATCAGCGCCGGGAGGATTCCCGCCGCGACCATGACCAGCTGATAGACCGCATTCGCGATATCAAGGAATCGGTTGATCGCGTACTCGAAAAACTGGACAAGAAGGCAGACCGGACATGAAGGCCAGACAAAAGCGGCGTCAGCGTCGTATCACAACAGCAAACGTCACAGCGTCGCCCCGGCTGACCAGTGATGACCCGTTACTGCTTCTGCAAAAGTTACTGACCGAGCAACGTCAGCCGCTTTCATCCGACATCATGCCTGAGCTGGAGAAAATCTCCGGGGCGGTGATGCGTATCGATCGGCGTATTGATGCGATGGAAAGCCGGGTTATCCGTCAGGGGGCTATCTCCGGTGGACTGACCGGGGCGCTGTCGGGCGGACTGGTCGTGACGACCATTTCCTTAATCAAGGCCAAGATGGGGTTCTGATATGGCGCATCCGCCCGAGACAAGGGAAAAAGTTCGGCGGCTTTATATTCAGAGCCAGCTGTCACTGCAGATCGTTTCTTCGCAATGCGGCGTCAGTTTTGCGACGGCCGCCCGCTGGAAGAAAGACGCGCAGGACAGCGGCGACGACTGGGACAAGCTCCGTGCCGCTAACGTGCTGGCGGGTAATGGTATGGAGGACGTCGGCCGGGCCATCCTGATGGGATTGCTCGTTCAGTATCAGACCACTATCGAGCAGCTCAACGTTGATTCGCAGCTTCCGCCTCAGGCCCGCGTCGAACTGCTGGCCAGCCTCAGCGATGCTTTCAACAAGGCGACGGTGGCGAGCAAGCGCGTTCTGCCGGAAACCTCGCAGCTGGCCACAGCGATGGAGGTCATCACGATGCTGTCCACCTTCATCAGTGAACACTATCCGAAGCATATGGAAGCCTTTGTCCAGGTGCTGGAACCCTTTGGTAATGAGGTGCAAAAACACTATGGCTGACAAATTAATCCCGGTGAATTCCCGCGTCAGCGTAATGGCGAGCCAGGTAGCTTGTGTCATTGCGCCTGATTATAAGGAATACGTTGAAGTCCATTTGCTTGATGGCCGTGTTGAATATCTGGAGTACGCCATGCGACAAGACCGCTGGAGCGCCAAGTCCCGTTTTGAGCAGGCTGTTAACGACGCTTTAAAGGGGGAGTAAATGTTCATTTCCGCCGTTGTGAAAAATGTGTCTCACGATCGCCTGTCATTCATCTGTCCGGGATGCGGTTTTTCCCATCAGGTGACCATTGGTCAGGGTGCGGGGCCTCGCTGGGACTGGAACCATGATTATGTTCGTCCGACCTTTAACCCCAGCATCCTGGTGACCTGGGAAGAGCCGAGCGATAACCCGGCATATTTTGATGACCCGACGAAGGACCAGCACCGTGTCTGTCACAGCTTTGTTCGCGACGGCCAGATTCAGTATCTGGCGGACTGCACACATGAACTGGCCGGGCAGACACGTTCTCTCCCGGTTGTTGATATTTAGCCCGGGTTGCCTTTGCGCAATGAATCAATTCTTGCCGGATGGCTATAGAGAAATTCCAGCAACGTTACCGTAAACGAACGGATTTCAGTTGCTTCATCCACTGTGGGAGAACCGGAAACATGTACGGCTTCATTTCCGAACTGGCGAATTGTGTTGGCCCAGTCAAGCATAACGCGTGGCAATGCTTCCGCTTCGCCAAGCTTTTGAATGAGATCGACAAGCCTGCCTTTATCGGTCCCAAGTTTGTCGCGGCATGCCGACTCAAGAATCATCCGGCAGCTTACCAGGGTGAGTCTGGGCGAACTGGTTGCCTGCAGAAGGTCATCAACGTACATGGAATGAATCTCCTGTGGCAGATGTTCTGGAACAGAATCCGTACCCTCCGGATAAATCGCATCCAGCTTAAAAAACTTCCTGAGGTCTGTCCCAACATCGTCCATTTTCACCTCATAGCCGATCCTCCTTGGCTGAGCAGAACGAGCGGAAGGGTCAATCATTTCAAGGCTCAGCCTGTTGAGAAAACGAATTGGCCTGGTATCGGTGTCCCGGTTTCTGGGAGAAAAGTCGAATGTCACGGGAGAGAAACAGTTTCCGCAGGTAAAGAGCCCACGAAAGCTATAGGGGTCTTCACGCCACATAATCGTTTGAGAATGAGTATTCAACTCTGATCGTCTCATACAGGCGGCATGCAGAAGAGAAAACGATGAATTGTGACCACAAACCGCACAATGAACATCACTGAAGTAATGGAGAAAAGGCATGAGCACTCCCGATAAAAATATCCTCATTGAACTGGATAATGTATCACGCCAGCAATGTGAACTGCCCCAACGGCAGAAAGAACTTTACTGCATTTTAAAGGCTTACGGAGATGATGCTTTTTGCTACGCGCTCGCCTGCCTGATGCAGGCGGATATAAGATTTAAAAACGCAGCTAAAAAGCCTTTTAAAGGTCAATAAAATGGTGCGTAAGAAGAATGTCAGCCTGAACAAAAAGGAGTTTGAGGCCCAGCTCAACGAGCTGGCCGCATCGCTTCGCCGGTCCATCGAGGCGGAACAGGTCGGCTTTGACCCGTCTCAGGAGGCAGTCAATCAGCGCCGTGACGCGGTCAGGGATCCGGTGAATGGCTTTCGTTACTTCGTGCAGAACTACTTCCCGCACTACATCCGCCATAAGGATGAGTCGGAGCTGCATAAGTTCCTGTTTCAGCGTCTGCCGGAAATTGTTGCTGCGACCGTCAGTCAGCAGGATGCGTTTGCAGCGCCCCGTGGTGAGGCCAAATCGACCATTGTCAGCCAGCTCTTTGTGCTGTGGTGCATCATCCTTGAGCTGAAAAAATATCCGGTCATCATCATGGACAGTATCGACCAGGCGTATCCGATGCTGGAAGCCATCAAGGCGGAGCTCTGCTGGAACCCGCGTCTGAAAATGGATTTTCCTGAAGCCTGCGGTCCTGGCCGCGTCTGGCAGATGGGTACCATCCTGACAGCGACAGATATCAAGGTTCAGGTAGCCGGCAGCGGCAAAAAACTGCGCGGCCTGCGCCATGGCCCGTATCGTCCTGACCTGGCAATACTGGATGATATTGAAAATGATGAGCTGGTCCGCAACCCGGATCAGCGCGACAAGCTGGATAACTGGCTGAAAAAGACCGTCCTGCCGCTGGGTGGCGCGGGGGCCAAATTTGATGTTATCTACATCGGGACCATTCTGCATTACGACTCGGTGCTGTCACGTACCCTGAAAAACCCACTGTGGAAACGCAAACGCTTTAAGGCACTCATTACCTGGCCGTCAGACATGACGCTCTGGGATAAGTGGGAAGAAATCCTGCGTAACAACGACGAGGATGGTGAGCTGCTGGCCCGGGCGTTCTACGACGAGCACAGGGAGGCAATGGAAGCCGGCGCGGTAGTTTCCTGGTCCGCGCGGCCACTCTATACCCTGATGTTGATCCGCGCCCGTGACGGTCACAGCACCTTCGACAGTGAATACCAGAATGACCCGGTCAGCGGCGATGATGCACCGTTCGCCACCTGTATCACCTTCTGGGTGAACCGGCTGAAGGAATGGTCATTCTTTGGCAGCATTGACCCCAGTCTGGGTCTAAAAGGTAATTCCCGCGACCCGTCGGCGATTCTGGTCGGCGGCTTTAACCGGATGACCGGTGTTCTGGACGTCGTCGAAGCCCGCATTAAAAAGCGTCTGCCGAGCGTCATTATCAGCGACACCATCGCGCTGCAGCGGGAATACGGCTGTCTGTGCTGGTCGGTTGAGGCGGTCCAGTTTCAGGAGTTTTTGCGTACTGAGCTGGTTCGTCAGTCAGCAGAACTGGGGGTTCCGGTCCCGGCTATGCCGGTTACTCCGCACTCAGACAAAATCCTGCGTATCGAGTCCCTGCAGCCTTACGTGTTCAACAAACTGATTAGGCTCAGCCCGACCCAGGTCACCCTGATAGAGCAGCTCCGCCATTTCCCCATGGCAGACCATGATGATGGCCCGGATGCGCTGCATATGCTCTGGGCGCTGTGCAACTCCTTTGGGACGCGAGACGGGTTCCGCCACGTTCCGCGCCGGCAGGACGATGACAGAGATAATGACAACAGACATTCAGGCCAGTCGCGCCAGCGTTCCCGCTCGCGCTTTGGCAACGGAGGATGGTAATAATGGGCAAGATAGTTGATCAGTGGGGTCGCCCTTTCGATAAGTCGGTAACCAAAGAACCGCAGACCGCACGGATGATTCAGCTTAACAGCACGTATCCGGCTCACCCCTCACGGGGGCTCACTATTCGCCGTCTGCCGCGAATACTGCAGGAAGCCGAACAGGGTTATCTTTCCGCTCAGGCAGATCTCTTTGACGATATGGTCGAAAAGGATGGCCATATCTTTTCGGAGATGGCCAAGCGTAAGAATGCGTTACTGGGTCTCGACTGGAGCATTGAACCCCGGCGCAATGCGACGGCGGAAGAGAAGAACCTCGCGGCCATGGTTCAGGAGTGGTTCGACTCTCTCGATAATCTGGAAGATATCATCCTGCAGGCAGCGGATGCGATCGGGCATGGTTTCAGCTGTCAGGAGCTGGAGTGGGAACTGGAAGAGAATGTCTGGCTACCCAGCGCCGCCCACCTCAGGCCGCATCGCTGGTTCCAGGCACGCCCTGACCGTGGCGATAATATCCGCCTGAATGATGGCAGCATCGACGGTGCAGAGCTGATGCCGTTCGGCTGGATGGTCCATAAGCATAATGCGAAAACCGGCTTTACCGGTCAATCGGGTCTGTATCGCGTGCTGGTCTGGCCGTACCTGTTCAAGAACTTTGCGGTTCGCGATCTGGCGGAGTTCCTGGAGATTTATGGTCTGCCGGCGCGCGTCGGTAAGTACATGGCTGGCGCAACGGACCAGGACAAAGACGCGCTTTTCGAAGCGCTGGTTACCCTGGGCCACAATGCGGCGGGTATTATTCCACAGGGTACCGACATTGACTTCAAATCGGCCGCATCCGGCCAGGCTGACCCGTTTGTTGCGATGATGGACTGGTGTGAGCGCACACAATCAAAAGTGATCCTCGGGGCAACCCTGACCAGCCAGGCAGATGGCAAGACCTCAACCAATGCGCTCGGCAATGTACACAACGATGTTCGCCACGACATCCTGGTCTCTGACGCCAAGCAGCTGCATGGCTTCTTCAGTAGCATGATTGATATGCTGCTGCGTATTAACGGGTATGAAGTCTCGCGCCGTCGCCTGCCTAAATTTTTATTTGATACCCGGGATATCGAAGAGATCGCGTCCTTTTCTACTGGCGTTAAAAACCTGGTTGAATCCGGTGTTAAAACCATACCGGCGTCCTGGGTGCATAAGAAACTGGGTATTCCTGTCCCCCAGAAAGATGAAGCGGTACTGGAAGCTCCCTCACAAGCCAGCGCTCCGTCACCCGTTGCGCTGAATCAGCGCTTCCGTCGCATTGCCGCCCTGACCACCGCAACAGAGCTATCAGATCCGGCACAGGAGGCGCTGGATAATGGGCGCCCGGTACCGGAGAAAATCGCGGCCGCGATGGAAAAGCTGATTGCGCCGCTGGTTGCGGCGTTGCAGGACGGAAAACTTCCGGATGAAGCCATGGATATCATCGCCGGCAGCTATCCTGACCTGGACGACAGCGAGCTGGTCACCCTGCTGGAGCAGGCGCTCTTTGTCTCCGATGTATGGGGGCGGCTGAATTCCGATGCCTGAAAGCGTTGATCTGAGTTATGCGATCGGGCTGAAACCTGCTCAGGCCATCGAGTATTTCCAGTCCAAAGGTTACACCATCGGCTTTAACTGGCATGAGGTGGAGGCGCGGGCGCACGCGACGGCGTTTACCGTCGCCGGCATCCTTCGCCAGGATATTCTGCAGGACGTGCGTGCCGGCCTGCAGGACTCGCTGGACAACGGGCTGACGCTCGAGCAGTTCCGCCGGCAGATGACGCAGAAGCTGACGCAGAAAGGCTGGCTGGCCGATAAGGCGAAGCTGGTCGCCGATGAGGATGGCGTACTGGAGGGCAAGCAGTTAACCCCGCGCCGGCTACGTACCATCTTTGAAACCAATATGCAGTCGTCCTACGGTGCCGGCCGCTACGCCCAGCAGATGGAGAACGCCGCCGACCGCCCGTACTGGACGCGCGTGGCGGTCATGGACCTGCGCACACGGCCCGCACACGCGGCGCTGAACGGACTGACGGCCCGCTATGACGATCCCATCTGGCAGTTTGCCTATCCGCCCGACGGCTGGGGATGCCGCTGCCGCGTCCGGGCACGTTCGCAAAGCGATATCGACGGCAAGAGCATCTCCGTCTGGTCGAGCGAGGGGCATCTGGAAACCGTGCAGCAGGCATGGGGGCCGCAGGATACCCGCGAGGTGCAGGCGTTCCGCTACAACGGTCAGCTCTATACCCCGGATGCCGGCTTTGGCCACAATCCGGGTCAGGGCTGGCTGGCGGGTCTTGGTCAACGCCTGATGGACCGCTCAACCACAGCACCACCACAGATGGCCGCGCTGGCTGTTCAGCATACACTTTCGGAGCCGCAGCTGCTTGACGCGATCACGTCAGATATCCGCCGCTTCGTGAATCAGTCGCTGCTGCGTGAGCCAGCCGGTGCTTTCCGTCATGCCGGCGCACTCAGCACCCGCACACTCGATGCGCTTTCTGGTCGTGGCCGTATGCCCGACGCCGCAGTGATGACGGTGACCGACAGCGCGGTGGTACAGTCACCCGGGCCGCTCTGGGAGCAGTTGCCGGCACAGCTGCGCCAGCCTGCAGCGGTTCTGGCTGATGGTGACGATCTGCTTTATGTCATCCGCAATGGTGAGTCACTCCACCAGGTGCGGGCCGTTCCCGGGCAGAACGCTGCAGGTTACGAGCTGCAGTTACCGGACGGTGGCGCAGAACTGACACCGGCGTCCCTGCAGTCGCTGGCTGAATTACCGTTACTGGAGGGCGCGTTAAATGGCCTATGAAATCGTTTTTGACGTCACCGACTTTGAGCGCTCGCTGGGCGAGCTCATCAGGAACTTTGAGGATCGTGCGCCACTGATGCGAATGCTGGCCGAGATGATGGAGGATGCCGTACAGGAGAACTTCGAGCAACAAGGCCGGCCTAAGTGGCTCGGATGGAGCCCACGTTATGCTAAGCGGAGGGGGCCAGGTCAGATACTGCAGCGGTCTGGTCGGCTGGCTTCGAGCATCGTTCAGTACAGCGATAACGATATGGCGACCGTCGGGACCAATGTCATCTATGCCGGCATTCACCAGTCTGGCGGAAAGATTAGCATCCCGGCCCGCAGTCAGCAGGCGTATTATCGCCAGAACAAGGACGGCACCCTGAACAATCAGTTTGCCCGCAAGAGTAAAGCTAATTACGCAGAGTGGAATACCATCCCGGCATATGAGATTAAAATGCCTGCCCGCCCGTTTCTTTATCTGGCCGAATCCGACGTCAGCGCTATGGAAGAAAAATCGGTGAATTATTTCAGCCAGATCTACCGGTAAAGCCTGAAAACCGAAAACGCGCTGTAACGCATCACAGGGCGTTATCTTGCTCGCCACCTCACGGAACTACCATGACAGGGTGCTCAGGCGTTTTTAAAAGCGGTTTAAAAACGTTTAGCGCTATTGCCCTGCGGCGGGACAGAGTGACATGATGTAACGGCACTCTCTTCCTTTATATACCCACTGAAGCCCGTCAACTTATTACGCCGCTATATTCCCTGTACTGTCGGCGTCATGAAAACACATATCGCGTCACTCTCACAGGTTATCAGCGCTGCAAATCGCGGCGTGATCCAGCTGTTGCCGGCCGGTACCTTCCGTGCCGGCGACGGCCGCCCGGCAGAATGCCCGGATGGCTGGTTTATTGATGCCACGATCGCGGCATCATTAATCGCCGCCGCTGACGCCCGCCAGACTCCCTATGTCATCGACTACGAACACCAGACCCTGCGTTCAGCGAAGAACGGGCTACCCGCGCCGGCTTCGGGCTGGTTTAAAAAGCTGGAGTGGCGTGAAGGGGTTGGCCTGTTTGCCGTGGATGTTGAATGGACTGACGCCGCTGCTGCCGCTATCGATGCCGGTGAATACAAATTTATTTCCCCCGTTTTTCTTTACGACGCGACTGGTCTGGTCACCACGTTAATTAACGCGGCCCTGACCAATACGCCCGCCCTGGACGGCATGGATGAGGCAATGCTTGCCGCTGCCTCCCTCCTCGCCGCCACTTCAACTGAGGACACAACGATGGATGAATTGCTGGAACAGCTCCGCTGGTTCCTGGGTCTGCCGCTTTCGTCAACCGAAGCCGACATTCTCAACGAGCTGCAGAAGCTCATTAACAAAATTAAGGCTTCGGACAGTCAGGCTGCCGCTGGTCTTGCCTGGATTAACGGGCTTGAGGCCAGCGTCGCTGCGCTGACGTCTCAGGTTGAGAATCCTGATCCTGCTCTCTGGGTATCCGTGGATGTCATGAATCAGGCGATTGAACAGGCCCGGGCCTCAGGTGAGGAGCAGATTGCCCAGCTGACGCTGCAGCAGTCCACAGAGCTGATTCAGGCGGCCTTGTCTGATGGCCGTTTGTTGCCGGCGCAAAAAGGCTGGGCGGAGGCGCTGGCCAAATCCAGCCCCGACAAACTCCGCGATCATCTGAGCAAGCAATCGCGTATCGCCGCGCTCACCACCACGCAGACCGGTGGTCGTCCGCCGGCTGGCCTGCCATCCCGTGCAGTCGATGCCCCGGATGATGAACTGAATCCGGCCGTACTGAGCGTGATGGGCCTTAATCCGAACGATTTTATCGAGGGAAACAGCAATGTCTGATCGTAACACCCCCTGGCGCAATGGTGAGCTTGTCGCCGCGCCTGTGGCTGCGGCCACAATGATTTATGGCGGGCACATGGTTGGCCTGAATGCCAGTGGCATGGCCGTTCCTGCCGCAGCCACCGCCTCCCTGACCATTTTCGGCGTTTCCGATGAGTACGCGGATAACACTGCCGGTGCGGCCGGGGCGACGTCGGTCATGGTTCGTCGCGGTAAAGCCTGGAAACTGGCCAACTTCTCCGGGGACGCTGTAACCCAGGCTGAAGTCGGTAAGACCTGCTATGTCGCGGACAGTATCACCGTCGCCAAAACCAGCAACACCAATGCGCGACCGGTGGCCGGTATCGTTATTGCCGTCGAGTCCGATGGCGTCTGGGTTGAAATTTAAGGAGAACAGCCGTGATTGTTAACAAGCAGAACCTGAAAACCATTTTTATCGGTCTTAAGAAGACCTTTCAAAATGCGTTTGATCAGACCCCTAACGACTGGCAGCAGATTGCCATGGTCGTGCCGTCCAGTACCAAGGAAGAGAACTACGCCTGGTTGTCGCGTTTCCCGAAAATGCGTGAATGGGTGGGCGAAAAAGTGGTGAAAGCCCTGGAAGGCTTCAGCTACACCATCCGTAACAAAGACTGGGAAGCGACCATTGAGGTCGATCGTAACGATATCGAAGACGACACCATGCTGGGTTATGCACAGCAGGCTCAGGGTGCTGGCCAGTCTGCCGCAGAACTGCCAGCCGATATTATCGGCCGGCTGCTGAGCGGTGGTTTCACCAACTTCTGTTATGACGGCCAGTACTTCTTCGATACGGATCACCCGGTCGGTAGTGGCGTGGC